CCCGAGTGGGGTGAGTCTGGTTGATTTTATCAGCCCGCGCTTTCGCGTGCCAATTAGCATCAACTGCTTAAAACACTATGTCAAGAACACGATCACGGGATTTAACCCTAACAGTGCCAGCGTCGGCGGTAACAACGATTACGTGCGAAACATATCGCCAATATCGTTACTTTCCGCCAAATGGCCAGTACTATCGGGATCCCGGGGTCTATACGCCGCCCGTCGATCATTATGCTATACCCTTCTCCGGAAAAATTGGAGTTAAGGAAGCAATGACCGACGAGCACACCAGTCCAGGCAGCTTCAACTATTGTCTTCATGACAAAATTAGTTGGGATTGCCCGCTGGAAAGCGTTAAGATGACCGGCTCTTGTTCCAATTCTATTGGACAGTCTAGTGTCGAGTCAACGTTCACAATGGGTGCTGCTGTGGCCTGCGCGCATGTAGAAGGTTCGTTTCCATTCCTGGAAAGCGACGCCAATCTACAAGCGGAGGCTATCAGCAATATGCACCCCCAGGTTATCAAGCCTGGGTTTGACGCTTCCTTGCAAGCGGCGGAAATGGTTGAGGCTTTCATTTCGATGAAAGCTCTCGTTAACCGAGTCCGTCGCATTAAGTCTGACCTTGATAGGTTGAACAAGTGGAATTCACCACGCGTTCGACGCATTTTGGGTCAAAGGACTTACAAGGAGATCACATTGCGTAATTGGGCGGACCTGGCGGTCTCGCTTGATTTAGGATATACACTCGCATTGAAGCCAACGATCGATGCCACCAAGCAATTGGTGGAAGCGGTCCGAAAGCATGCAAATGTAGTGAAAAGGGTGACCTCTGAAAGGGTTACCCTACATGGTGTGTCAAGTCGCAAGTCAACTCGGTCTTCTTTTCAACCTTCGTACACCCATCATTGGGGTGCGAGTATTGAAGACGAAGTCGAGGTGCGTGTGACTGCCGAAGTTCAGTACCATTCACCACTCACTAATGAGTTGTTGGATGAATTGGACAGAGCCTATTATGGGCTCGTTCCTAGTATCAGCACGGCGTGGGAGGCTTTGCCTCTATCGTTTATAGTTGATATGTTTTGGAATCTCGGTAATTACCTTGCAGGCGTTTCTAAACGCCCGTTGGCATCTATTCAGTATACTGTTATATCAACCGGTTGGTCAAAGACTAACCGGATGACAGTGCATGGATGGGTCGACCCTTGCAAGGGATCTGACAGAGCAGCGTTCCGCACGATCGAAGCCCCCAGCCTAATAACTGGGTCAGCGACGAGAATGACGTATTTGAGAGAGCCTAAAGCTTTTGATCTTACGGAAGGAAAAACACCTCCGCCAGACATAGGCTTGCCCTCTTTGCCACAGGCAAAGACAATAGCCGAGATCGCATATGCGATCACAGACGGGTTCAAGAACCTTTAACTGCTGAGAAATCACCAGTGGTCTTGATTCCTTATCTAACCTAGTAGCGTGACGACATTGGGACATCATAGTCCCCTCGTTGGAAACGTGGCTCTAGGACATCAAACAACCAAAATAACAATAGAATGGCTGAAGATACCCTGACCCTGAATGACGGCACGTTGGACGTGACATTTACAAAGCGATCCGTGGATGACTCCACAGTCACCTGGACCGCTTCGTCACCCCAATCGGACTTCGATGGACGCTACCGCTTGACGCGGACGGCCACTCGGTCCCGTACCGGAATCCTGACGAAGACTGTGGTGCTTGTTCGCCCGCGCTATATTAGCGCGGATGGCAAGTACTCTGGTTTCCGCCAGGACCGCTTTTCACAAAGCGGACCATCCGATGATACAACTGCAGAGGCTCTGAAAGGAGCCCTTATGTTGCTGTCGTGCTTTGATACCGCAGTCAATGCGGACTTTCAAGGCAACTTCGTCGCCGGATCAGATGCAGATTAATTTCTGTGCTCTGATGGGAATTCTTGGGGGTGGCCATGATGGCCACCCTCATCCGCCTAGCGAGGCTCAGGTACTTCCTGAGTTGCCGCGGGCAATTCCTGTCGACGAATCGACATTCGAACCACTCGACGCCATCACGGATGTGATGACGGGGGAGGTGGTTGACATGATGGTCACTGCAGCACCAAACGCCGGCTTTTATACCGGTCTAGTTGCTGTTGTGGTTCCTGTGTTAATCTACCTCCTTAGACGCTTTCTAACCCGAAATGGGAAATAAGCGTCAGTGGAGCTGATGGGATAACTACCGGGAGAGTTCATTGCTCCCGGCGGTCTACAAGGGCCGTATCTTTGCTTATTGACGAGATGAAAACTGAATTACATCGCGCCGTCGCTATCTGGCGACTATTGGCAAATGACACACAACTGTGCGAGTACGTCACACCTCAGGATACTGAGGCGTTTAAAAGACGCGCTTGCGCTGAAGGCATGAAGTTCCTGACCGTAACGCTACCATCGTTAGGTAAAGCACTTGACAAGTCTTTCGAGACTGGTCAGTTTGTGCTCCCTGACGGTTGGCGTCCAGCGAAGAACTGTGCCTACCCAATGTTCCTACACAAAGCTTGGTCCGCTCTCTTCACAGAGGACGGTACTGGGCGATGGGTTGAACGGGGAGATAACCCCGCGGAAAGCCAACCTGGCTTTCTGAGACCTGTCTTGGAACCTTTGGGTTCAGCGGTGCTTGTTATACGCCAGCTTACGCTGGTATTCTACAAGTACGAGACCCCATGGACGGAAGAGCAGGAAAAGGAAGTTCTCGAATCGTTTGTCACGACCGAGGATGACCTCCGAGCAGTTAACGAGCGTCTTAATGACGCAGATTATCTGTCTCTCTGCCCTCCGGGTAACCACCTCAGCCTAGAATCATTACTAGGCCGAGCTAAGACCATTATTGGTCGGTTACTGCACAGGGTTGATCCCTGTGATATAAAGCCACAATATGGCACTGGTGCAACCGCAGAAAAGGCATCTCCCCAAGGGAGGTGGCAATCTGCTAGGTTCATTCCTAAATTAGATGAGGTATATCCTTATACTGATTGGTTCTGTTCAGGCATAAACGGTTTGATCGACCTCGTTAACGAGGGCGAGCTAGCCGTCACTGAATGTGAATATCCAGATGCCAGGGTTATCTTGGTTCCAAAGGACTCTCGAGGTCCGCGGTTAATCTCCGCGGAACCTTCCGAGTTCATGTTCATACAGAAGGGTCTTATGACCGCTATGTATGACGCAATGGAATCCTATCCTAATGTCCGCCGTCAGGTCAGTTGTACTGACCAGACCAGAAACCAGCGCCTATGCCACATGGGCTCCCATACTGGGGGCCTGGCTACGCTGGATCTGAAGGAGGCGTCCGATCGGGTGTCTTGGAACTTAGTGCAGAAACTCTTCCCACCCGCATGGGTGAGGAGCTTCAATGCATGCCGTTCTGAGCATACCGTGATGCCAAATGGGGTTAGACTCCCCCTCCAAAAGTTCGCACCAATGGGATCAGCTTGCTGTTTCCCTGTTGAGGCGATTATCTTTTGGGCGTTAGGTAATGCTGTGAAAACCGACTATTCAGAAGCGCGTTTAAACGACCTCTTCTGTAGACGGCAACGCAAACAGACCGTCTCCCAGAATTCCATCTGGGGCCTAGACGATATCTGTGTGTTTGGTGACGACATAATCGTTCCGTCCACTGACGTGGATAGAACTATCGGACTCCTCGAAGCGGTTGGCCTTTTAGTCAACCGTCAGAAGAGTTTCCTGCGCGGTCCCTTTAGGGAATCGTGCGGAACCGATTATTTTGCCGGTGTTAACGTTACCCCTTTACGGGTTAATAATACACTGGCAGGAGATCATGTCACAACACTGCTCCGCTTTAATGATGTATGTAATAATATATTGTTGAAGTTTGGTCAAACCGAACCTGACTTAGTCCATAAACTCCGAGAGCTCTCATATGAGTTCTTTGGGTTAAGACCGGCCGTCTTCCCCGGAAGGGAAGGCGTCGGCGCCAGTGGGCACTATCTACTCGATAGTGCTTTCGGGCAACGTTTGTCAGGCCAAACTCTTTTCTTTCGAAAGAAAGAAAAGCGGTGGACCGTCGGTAATGTTAGGGTTAGACGCTCCAATGCGCATTCGGCTCAGCCGAATTACCAGCGCATTGAAGCTAGGACCCTTACCGAGCTTCCCATCAAGGAGAAGCACGATCTGGGCTGGCGCTCAGTACTCCGTGCCTTCTGCGTTAATGCAGAGGGTCGGGGTGGAGCAGATGTTTACGCAATCCGTAGGCGCGTACGCCATAAGACTACGTGGGT